CGGCCGATCACCACGGCAGGACCCGGCGGCCCAGTGGGGTGCGGCTACTGCGCTTTGAGGACCGTGGTGCCCGAGGGAGGGCCCACGGTCGAGCTCGTGGCCGCCGCGGACCCGGACTGCGCGGAAGCGCTGCCCGTCGTAGCCACGGTATGCGTGTGCGCGTTGTACGCCTCTCGGAGCGCGTTGTAATCCGCGAGCGTCGGTAGCGCGAAGGCCACGCCGTTCGGCGCCCTGATCTCGACGACGCCGCTCTGCCGGTGATAGACGACCGTCAAGGTGTTGAAGGTCATCGTCTCGTCCTCGGCGAGGTCACCGGCGACCGCCTGTCGCGTGGCCTCGTCCCGGGTCGCGACGATCGCCATCGCGTCGGTGCCGCCGATCGCGGTCGCGATGGCCTCCGGGTTCCCTGAGTTCGGCGGCCGGCTGTAGAAACCGATGCCGGTGAACGGCTCGATCTCGATCGTCTCGTCGCCACCCTGGCCGCCGACCTGGCCGAGCACCTGCCACAGCGTCGACTGCGTCAACGTGATCGCGAAGTGGCGGATCATCCCGCGCATGAGCCGGCGGAACGGGCTGGTCTCCTGGGCGAAATCCTCGCTGGTTCGGTACGTCATGTCACAAACTCCGTTCCCTTGGGCACGAGCATCATGTTGGTGGTCTCGCCGCCGGGACGCGAACCCTTGAAGCTGCAGGCGTAGTTCAGCCACGGCTCGTCCATCTCGAGATCGTCGTCGATCACGCGGGCGAGCGTATCCACCGCGAACAGCGTGGGGATCTTGCCGGCCACCACCTGGCCGTGCAGCGGCGTGTCGACGGTCAGCTGGCGCAGCGCGAAATTGCGTCGCTTCATCTCGATCGCGGCCGCCCGGTTGGCCTCCCCGTCGCCTTTCTGCGCTCGCTGTGCCATCACGATCCGCTTCGGGCGCAAAAAATGGTTGCCGGTCCCGTCGGCGTTGGGGCCGTCCTTGGCGATGCCGATGTACGTCGTGACATTGTCGCCGTAGTTGTCGTCGGTGCCTGCGCTGGCGCCGTGCACCTCGATCATCGCGTACGCGTCGCGGATGCTCTCGCGGTATGTCATGTTCTTCACGGTGCTGCCGGTCGCGCCGTGGCGGAACACGTACTGGATCGCCTGCGAGTAGTTGGGCGCGCCGATCACGAGCTCTCGGCCATCCGCGGACGAGTAGCACAGCAGTCCCGCGCTCGAGCAGAGCTGCTCGATCACGGTCCAGCGCATCTCGCCCGGATCTAGCCGGCCGATGTGGTCGTCGTCGAATTTGCCCTTGATCTGAAAGAACGCGGGCTCGGACCCGGCGGCGGCCTTGTATCCCTTGCCGCGCGCGACCGCTCGATTGCGCGCGTTCGACAGCGCGACGCTGGTGTACCAGGGCGATGCGAGCTTCTTCACCGCGTCGGTGAGCTGCAGTCCATCCCAGCCGCTCAAGTTCGGGATCGACTCCTGGACGAGCCGGCCCGACTTGTCGCGACCCGCGATCTCCATCGTCCCCTCTTTCGCGTCGCGTGAGCGATCGTCGATAAATCCGTCGAGGATAACGGTCCCGTCGATCGCGACCTTGATCGCTTCGTCGGGTCGGCACAGCTTCCATGCGTCGAGGTTGAACGGGCGCGTGAGCTGGAACCCATCGGCCGGCTGGATCATCGTGTTGAGGATCTCGTAGTCGATCCATCCGTCGATCTGCCGGTCCCCGAGCGTCACCGTGACGACGTGCGCGTTCGTGCCGTCGGCCGGCGGCCGCGGCGCGGCGTTGCGGATCGTGTCGAAGATGCCGGAGAGCCCCATCAGCGGCTCCTCGACACCGCGGTCCGCTGCGGAAGCACGAGGTCCGACCCGGGCTCGAGCCACGCCGGCGAGGCGATGTCGTTGAGCAGCATCACCTGGTCGTATCGAGCGTCGGCCTCCTCAGCCGAGTAGACGCTCGCGAGCACGGCGCGCAGCGCGACGGGGGCGGCGATCCGCACCACGAAAGTCTGCGCCGTGTCCGAGGTTGCCGCGGCGGCGGCCAGCCGGACCGCTTCTGACAACAGCACCGTGGCCTTGTAGGCGGGCCAAAATCCGATGTCGCCCTCGAGGTCGTCGGCCTGGTCGCCGAGCCGGGACGTGAGCGAGCCCACCTGCGTGACCACCTGGCGCGTGTTGACTGTATCGGTCGAGGACCAGCTCGCGACCGCGGCCTTGGTGTCCGCGGGCAACGGCGAATTGATGGCGATGTCCGCGAGTTCGAGGTCCAACGCGTCGGCGGCGGCATCCACCGCGCCCACGCCGGTCGCGGCGATCGCTCCGGCACCCGCAGGCGAGACAGCCTCGGTCTGGCCCACGCGAAGCACCTCGATCTCGGCCGTGATGACGCTGTGCTCGTCGATGTCCTCGGTGAACGGACCGATGCGCGCAAGGTAGCTGCCCGACGTGGGGTGCGAGAAGATCCGCGGCTTGTCGTCGACAGCCGCCTGCAACCGCTGACACCGCTCGATGGGCGAGAGGTCGTCGCCTCGCATACGCGCGAACAGCACCGAGCATCGCGTTCGGAGGGGGGCGCGTCCGCGGTCCTGGGCCACATACTCATCGCCCGACGACGGCTCGTGCACGACCAGCGTGCGCGACCGGTCCGTCGAGACCTTGGTCAAGAACAGGCGGAGATCGCCGAAGCGGCTCTCGTAGAAGAACGGCTCAGCCATGGGGTCTCGCTGCATGCGCGGCCGATCCGCGATGGACGTCGACGATCGCCTTTCCGTCGGCCTTGACGGTGATCGGATGGATGCCGGCGCCGTCGAGCATCCGCTTGAACATGTTGCCCTGCGCAGCGATGAGCTTCTGGATCGCCATGTCGATCAGCTTCTCGGTCATCGCCTCGTCCGAGGTGCCGCGCGCGATGCGCTTCAGCGCGGTGAGCTCGGGGACCGAGTAATTGCCGGCGTCGAGGTAGCTCTGATGCACCTGGCCAGGACGATCCGGGCCGTACGTCCGATTGGCGACCTTGCGCGTGATCGTGCCGCCCTGCAGCTGCGTGTTGAGCTGGTTCTGCAGAATCTGCTCGTTGCCCAGGTCGGTGCGAACGGCCTGCGCGCGTCGAGCGATGTAATCGGGATCGTTCAGATCGGTTTTCGGGTGCCTTGCCAGCTCCGCCTGGTCGTACTGACCCGCGAGCAGCTCCTCTCGCTCGCGCATCCGATTCGCGCGGGTGTCGTTGACCTGGTCCTCCGCGCTCTTGCCGCCGATCATGATCGCAAGACCAGTGCCCGCGCTCTCCGCGACGCCAAGCACAGCGCTGAGGGCGGTAGCCATTCCGGCGAGCCCGCCGGCCGCGTGGACCGCGGCCGAGGTGAACGTCTCGATCCGCTCCGGGGTGACGGCGTCCATGATCTCGTTCTTCGCGCGCTCCCACGCGAGCTTGGTTCGCCCCGCCGTGCTGCTCAGGTAGTCGCCTAGATCGCGGTTGATGACGCTTGCGTCACGCGACTTGTCGACCAGCTCGTCGAGCATCTCCTTGTTGGCGTTCAGCTGGAGGAACGCGCGGTACGCTTCGACGCGCCCGAAAGCCTTTTCGAGCTTCGTCGGATCCTTCATCAGCTTCGAGTCGCCGATCGCGTCGATGATCTCGCGGAAGCCCCTGAGCGACTTCGTGCCGGTGTTCTTGTCGACGTCGAACACCTTCACGTGCGCCGCCGCAAACTTGGGTGCGTTCTTGATCAGCGCCACCATGACCGACTGCATGCCGGTGACCGTCTCCTCGGCTGAGCCGAATCCCTTGCGGACCACCTGGGTGGCCGCGCCGAGGTCGCGCAGGCCGGCCACACCGGTGCCACCACCGAACTGCGCCATGAGAGGCGAGATCTGCGCGAGCTGGCCGGCGAGGTCCTTGAGCTCGACCGCACCCTCCTTGCCTTGCACGATCAGCGTCCCGAACGCGGCCTGCATTTCCTCGGGCTTGATCTTGAGGTTGTCGCGCAGTGCCTGCGCCGTCGAGGCAACGTCGCTGATGCTCGACTCGGAAGCCTGGGCGACCCGCGCCCACGTGTCGATCGACTTGGTCGCGCCGTCGAGGTCTCCGGTCAGCGCGACGTACTGCCGCGCGGCGCCGAGCACCTGGGCTCTGCTGATGCCGGTGGCGTCGCTCGCCTGGCGGACGGCTGCGTCCACGCCGGCCATCTCCTCGTTGGTCTTGCCGGCGGTGATCTGGAGTCGCTTGAGCGCGTCGCCATATTGAAACGCGGCGGTGGCCTGATCGGCATAGAATCCGCCGACCGCGGAGGCCGCGCTCGATCCGAGGTTGCCAACCATGGTCGCGCCCGCCTTGGAAAAGAACCCCTTCTCGACGAGGTCCTTGCCGAACACGTTCTTTTTGAGCTCGCCGCCGAACGTGGCGAACTTCGCCTTGATCTCGCGCAGCTTCGCGCCAAGGGTCCGGCTCTCGGCGGTTACCTCGACCTCGGCTTTGGGGTTAGACATCGTTGTCGTCCGTGGGCGGTTCGGTCGGCGGCTCGGCGGCCACGTTCTTGAAGCGCCGTCCGCTGCCTTCGTGCTTGGGTTTGTCGAACGTCAAGTGGTCGGCGATGAGTCCCCAGGCGAGGACTTCCCAGTCGAAGAGTTCGCATGCGGGTCGACCAAAGTAAGCAGAAAGCGCGACAGCCTCCTGGCACCGAACCACCGCAACAGCCGATCGCTTTTTTTTTCGAGGGCCTCGCGGATCCCCGCGACGTCATCGCGGGTCAGCTCGATCGTCGAGGGGTCCTGCGCGGCGCGCAGCTCGCCGTACTGCTGCCAGAGGTCGCCGATCACCTCCGGCGCGAGCAGACCCCATTCGCTCGCAGAACCGAACGGCACCGGGTTCTCTTCGCTATCGAGCACGGCCTCGGCGAGCGTCAGGTACGCGAGCTGTAGCTCATACTTGCCCTGGTTGAGCTCGATCTGGACGAGTCCGCGCCGATCCATCGCGGCGTTGGCGAGGCCCTCGAGATCGAGCGAGCGCTCGCTTCCGACCACCGCCATGACCGCCGGGTGCGGGATGCCGTGCACGTGTACCGTCACGGGCTTGACCGGGCGCTTGCCGGATAACGCTGCCTGGAGCCGGCTCCCAGCCTTGGCCTTCGCGGCGCTGGATTGCGCTGCCCCGAGCCTCGTACCGCTTGGCGTCGCCATGGCTAAGCCGCCACCTGCGGGACACGCCGCTGCCAGGTGATGTCGACGGTGTCCATGTGCTTGCCCTGGGAGTCGTCCTTGCGCGTGACCTTCGACACGCGGCAGCCGAGGTACTTCCACCGGGGCCCGTTGACGTCCTGGATCGAAAACGAGAAATACTCCTTGGAGATCTTCAGTAGTCGCCAGTCGACTTCAGGTACGCTTTCCCGGAACACCTCGAGCTTGAGCGAGCCGCCGCCCTCCTTGTCGATGTTGCCGGCACCGCCCGTCACTCCGACGGCGGTCTTGACCTCGGTCGTGCTGTCGTCGTCCTCGTCGAGGGTGTCGACTCGCTTCAACTGAAAGTTGCCACCCGAGAAGTCGATGTAGAACATCGACTGGCTGGTCAAAGTGCTCATGGTGACTCCTTAGAAGATCTTCACGCGGTGAACGAACGCGACCTGGTGCAGGCCGAGAACGACCGTGTAGGCGACGTCCACGTTGAGCCGGCCCGGCGCATTCGGGTCAGCCTCAACTACGAGTAGCTGCAGGTCGGCGTCGACGTTCTTCAGGATCTTGTTGTCCTGCGCGGCGTAGAGGATCGACCCCACCATGTCGCGGATCCGCGGCACGATGTCGTCGTCCATGAGGACGCCGTCGGGGTTCGCGTCGGCGCCGAACTTCGCCGCGAACGCGGCGTCAATCTGGCGCGCGATGAACGCGCCGACGCGCGGCACGGCGATGTCACGCAGTGGCTCGAACGGCTGGCCGCCCTGCGTGGTGCAGGTGGTGACGAACTTGACGATCTGCACGACGCCCGGTTGTTGGATGCGGGTCTGCGAGTCGACCACCGCCTTCAGCGGTACCAACCCGACCGCGAGCGCCGATTCCACCTCGGTGTTCGTGAAATCGAAGATGTCGGGCGGCGGGAAGAGTGGCAGTCGCAGGCCATCCCAATTGCCGTTCGGGCGCGATCGGCTGGTCAGGGCAACGCCGAGCGCCGTGGCGATCTCGCCCGGCAACGAGGGGCTCAGCTCGCACACACCGACGCCGATCGCGCGATCATTGGCTCCGACCGCGAGCGGCGTAGCGACGCCGAGGCTACCCGGCTCGCCGAACAGG